GGGCCACGTCCTGGTTTGTCTGTGGCAGCATGTCGCTGATGTCCTTGAACTCTGGCTTTGGGTCTTGCGCAATCGGTGGATACTCCCCGTCGCTCTTCACCAGCTCCCAGAACTCCGCGTATGCTTCAATCATCAGAACCACCATGTTCTCGTCCCATTCGACCGGATAGAAGTGCAGCTTCCCTGCCTGGTCCATACAGGCGATGATGGCCCAGCGAAGGTCAGTGCAGAGCATTTGATGTAGCACCTGGATGACCCACTCAGGTTTGGGTTTGCCCTGGTGATAGAAGTCTGTCTTCACTTCCATGATGCCGACGTGATTGAAGGACGCCACGGTGCCGTCTGATTTATCAAGATGCAACGGCGCATGTAGCTCAATGATACGATCAACGCTCGATGCTATGCCCAGGTCTGGCTTGGAGAAAGCTTCTTCCGGCTCTTCCATTTGAACATGTGCGCTAGTCATCTCAACCAAACGCTCTTGCGCCCAGTTAGCGACACCCAGCTCTAGATGCGTGCCTCTCTGCAATGCATTCGGGTTGCGGATTTGCTCGATGTCTTCAACCCCTGCCCGTGCAAGTTTGTGCCGGCGCAGAACCTCGTGCCTGGTTTGGAATGATGTCTTGTGTAAAACAATCGCACCAGCTTCGCTGCTTCCAATTTCGTAGCCTGTTTTCGTTAGCTTTGGCATGTCTCAATACCCCGCCCAATCGTTCCAGCATTGGTCGGATACGGCGCAGCCGATCAGCAACAGCCAATACAGTGCATACAGAAACGCCAGCATTGCCAGGAAAGACAGGACAGTCTCGGCAACCTGTAAGCGCTTACTGTTCTGTATTTCTGGATGGTCAGGCGATACTAAGAGAATACTTATTATACGCAAAGCAGTTGAACATCTTTGCTTAACATTTTGAATTAACATGAAAAACCCTCCTTACGGTTTTTGTACTGCTTCTAGACCCCTATTTATCAAGACCAAACCTATCACTTGGTCTCCATACAACTGGCTCGTCGAGGTCTTCACGGGCCAGCAATTCCGGTTCACCACGCTTGTCAATTAAGCCATGCTGTTCCGTCATCTCTAATTGTTCAGCCCCTCTTTCGCGAGGGTCTCTTGGCGACATGTGTGCGAACTGCTTGTTCATCATAACGAGCGTGCCTTGAGCATACATCGTCTTGTCGCTATTTCGCAGAGTGTTTGAATTGCGGATACGTTTAAGCTCATCGACAGCTTCCTCGAACATATCGATAGTTTTGTTCAAGTGGTCGATGTGCCACATAGGAATATCCAGGCGACGCTTAAAACGCATCAGTCCTTGGCGCATGTACTGCACCGTCTGGTTCATTTTGATGCGTTTCTTGCCTTGACGTACACTCATTCTTCACTCCATGTTCACGTTTTAGTCCCACAGAATATTTTTATCAATATTAAAAATCATTTATTTTTCATTCTGAGAATGTAGTTGCGCACGCTCGATGCGTACCACTCGGTGCGCTTTGCCAGGTCTGGGTTCTGACGGCGCGACGGTGGTGCGACGTTCATCTTGTTCAATTCACGAGCAATCGCGCGATAGCTCAGTCCACGGTCCAACAAGTTTTCCATGATTGGCCAGACATCAGCGGCACGCTCTTGACCGGCTGCGCGTTGCGCTTCGTTGCCAGCTTTGCCGGCCTCGGCCAGCTTGTCATGCACGCCCAGCTTGGTAATGGTGCGGCCAGACTTGGCAGTGTAGCTCCCCTTCTCTGCTATCTCTGTCTGGATACGGTTCAAGGCCATCTTGGTACGAGCCTTGATTTGTGTGCGCTCCATCTCAGCGACGGCAGACAACAAGCCAATGGTGTTGTGGTCCAGGTTGGGATTGTCCACGACAACCAATTTGATTTTGCCGGTCTTCACCTCTTGCTCCAAGAAGCGCAGTGTCTCCCAGGTGCGACGTGACATACGGCTCACAGAGTAAATGACCATTGTGGCGTCGTTCTTGCGGCAGTAATCCAGGCACGCATGTAACTCGTGACGCTGGTGCCAATCGGTGCCGGATGAAACGCCCTCTTCTTTGAACCACTTCAGCTTGTGGTTTCCCCCGTTCAAGAAAGCTTTGATGCCATGCTCCTGAGTAGCAACATCCTGGCCGTCGGTAGAAACGCGAACATAAGCTGCAAACTTGCCTTCGTGCATTGTCCCGTGGTCTGGTCTTGTCATTGTCAACATTTTCCATGCTCCATTCAGCTAATGTTCACCTATACAGCATAGATAGCACGGTGCTAGCATCCGTTCAAGTACCAGACGTAACTTTTTTTGGAACGGAGAAATGAGTAAAGACAAAGCAGTCATATTTATCCGCACGCACCCCGACGTGAAAGACGCCGTAGAAGCGGAAGCAAAGCGCAAGCAGATGTCCACAAACCTCTGGCTCGAAGAGCTGTTGTGCCGAGAGCTGAACCTCAACCTCGAACACCAGATGAAGGTGATGACCAGGGCAGCGGGACAGGTTGCGTGAAGTACAAGGCCAAGAAAGTAGAACTCGATGGTCACGTCTTCGACAGCCAAGCCGAAGCAAAACACTACTGGCACGTCCTCAAACCGAGGGCCGAGGCCGGCGAAATAACTAACCTCGAACTCCAACCGGTGTTCAGATGTACAATAGATGGGAAATTGATATGCAAATACATAGCGGACTTCGCATACTTCGACCGACAGGCGACGGGTCTCCAGGGACAGAGGGGAGCCAGGGTCATCGAGGACGTGAAGGGGTTCAAGACACCAATCTACAATCTCAAGAAGAAGCTGGTTCACGCCCTCTTCCCCGGGACCGTAATCTGCGAGATTTCACCGTCTCTCTATCGTGCAAAGAAGTGGTCCTTGCCGTCTCACGCAAGAGCGGTATAAGCACCATCGAGCTGCTATCGATGCGCCGGCACCAGGACGTAATGATATGGCGGCACATGATTTACGGGCTATGCTCCGAGCTGACCTACGCATCCAAGCCTCAGATCGGACGCATCCTCAACAATCGCGACCACACGACAATCCTTCACGGCATCAGACGCCTGGCTGTTCTGCGCGAAAACGACCCCGCCATCGACCGAGCATACCGCGAACTACGAGCGGAACTATCCGAGAGCTGATTTCTTTATGGCCAAAGCGTACAACTACAAGACCACACGTTTACCAGATCGGAACCCCGATTGGCGTAGCAAGCTGGCCCAGGGCGAAATGTTCGAAGCCCGTGTACGCAATTGGCTCAAAGAACAAGGCCACGAATGTTGGAAACCAAAAGACATAGAGTATGACCTACGCATCAACATCGAAGTCCCGCTGTACGGAACCCTGCCCCTCACCGGAGAATGTAAGTACGACGTGTCGGCAGAACACACGCGCAACCTCGCTCTCCAGGTGTTCGATGGCGGCAAGCCATCCGGCATACATCCGGAAGGTCCAAACCCGCACCTCTGGTTTCACGGCGTCGGTGACGAGATGTGGGTCATCCGCACCAAAATCATTCAGTCCCTGGTCGAGAGTTTCAGAACAAGCTGGGGAAGCAAAATCGTTCCAATGGGAAACAAATCAGAAAAGGCCAAGGGCATTCTCATGCCAATCCACGTCGCACAGAAGACAGTGGGAGGCCAATGGGTGAAACTATGACAGATACCAAAACCAAACAATGCCCCGATTGCGACGGCTCCGGCTCATGCGAATACGAGAAGAACGTCATCGACTACATCAATGGCGGCTTCATCGATGCGTACTGGGATACATGCGACACATGCCAAGGCTCCGGTGAAGTAGAAGACGACCGCGAAGAGGATGAGATAGACTTCTGATGCGACACGTTGATTTATGCAGTGGAATTGGTGGCTTTTCTCTTGGCTTTGAGTGGGCCGGGTTAAGTTCTCCTGTTTTGTTTTGTGATATTGAAGAATGGTCGCGTAAGATACTTGCGAAGCATTGGCCTGATGTGCCGATTGCAGAAGATGTAAAGGAATTAGCAAATGACCCAGATGGACTTGTTCCAGACTGCGACATCCTCACCGCAGGATACCCGTGCCAGCCATTTTCACTTGCCGGGGAGCGCAGAGGCACAGAAGATGACCGACATATCTGGCCATACATATTTTCCATTATTCAAACCAAACGACCCTCTTGGTGCGTTTTCGAGAATGTTTATGGGCACGTCTCTATGGGCCTCGACGAGGTGCTATCTGACTTGGAAGGGCAAGGCTACGCCGCAAGGCCGTTCATTGTTCCAGCTTGTGCCGCTGACGCGCCTCACAGACGAGACAGAGTTTGGATCATCGGACGAAATTTGGCCAACTCCAACAGCCCGAGATTACAAGGGAGCGAGAAAGCCAGAGACACTCAAGGCAGTGGGCAGAGATGCAAAGAACAGCTTGCCAGACGCAGTGAGGTCAGGACTATGGCCAACGCCAACAGCAAGCGACAACAGGGACAGAGGCCACAAGGGAATGCCAGCTATCAAGAGGCGAATGGAGAAGGGCAAACAGCTCAATCTTTCAATGGTAGTCTCCGAGACTTCTGGCTCCCTGAACCCGCAGTGGGTCGAGTGGCTAATGGGATACCCAGAAGGGTGGACAGACTTAAAGGATTAGGAAACGCTATAGTCCCACAGATTGCCCAGCGCATAGGCCAAACAATACTCCAAGTAAACGCCCAAGAGATAGACTTCTGATGGAAAAGTCTAAGCTCACCCCAGACCCAATCAGAGACGCTCCAGAGGGACACGGCGAAGGCCAATCCCCAGGCGCTATCTCTATCATGCCTGGCAGAGCCACAAGAGACCTCCGCTTCGTGCAGTACCCCATGACATTCTTCATACTGTCATACGCCTGTTCACACGCATCAGCATACACAGCTTGCTTCTGGGTGAACCAATCCACAATCGCGAAGACACTCAACATCTCTCAGCAAGCAGTCTCACAGCACTTCAACAAGCTCGTCAAATGGGGATACATCGAGAAGCTCCGCAAAGAAGCTCCGTCCAGACCATACGGTAAGAAGGGCGCAGTCTGGCGCGTCATCTACGACCCACGCATGTCATGGGAAGATGTCGTCGCCAGCGCTCCAGAGCCAGAGAAGACACCACAAGACCTGGCAAGAGAAGCAGCCAAGACAATAGAACTCGCAGACAGAGGCCCAAGAGGACACCTGTCCAAACCCAAGAAAAAGCCTGTGGATAAATCTAATAAGACACAAGCTCCAGCTTGTAATACTGCTAGCTCTGACAATTCCAAAAACAAGCCCCAGCTTGTACAAGAACACAAGCCACAGCTTGTACATAACTACTACAATAGAACTATAGATAAAGATAATATAGATAATGGGATTTGTAGAAGTTTATGCACAGCTTACGCACGCATCGTACAGGATCAGTACGGTCGAGCATGGCAGTACGACATGCGGCAGATGTCATTGGCCCGTGACCTGATCGAGCTGGGCTACACGGTCGAGAGCTTCACCGAGGATGCGCAGGGTGTTGTGCGTTGGCTGGCTAAGAAGAACAAGCAAGCACCACAGTCACTGCAATACTTCATCACTAGGAAGAACAATGACAGCAAGCCCAAGGATGTTGATGCGCTGATAAAGCACCTGGGTAACAAGATGAGGATGACATGAGTGTACAAACATCAGACGGTCGCTTGGTATGTGTACACCGCGCAGATACAGGACGGGCAAGGTCGGCAAAACAAAATGCACGCCGACCCCACCCCTTGCCCCCCGCCCGTCCCTGTACGTCTAGGGGGGCCACACAGAAATTTTTTCCAGAAAAACATGAGAGGAGTTTTGGATGAGCAAGCGATTTAGTGTTGTACAGGCTAAGGAGGTTCCAGGCCGAGAGAAGCCTGTTTGGTTGAGGCATGGAGTTGCCTTTGAGAAGGACGGCAAGATTAGCGTGAAGTTAGAGACGTTGCCTTTACCGAATAAGGAGGGCGAGGTTTGGCTGAAGCTGTTTGACGATGAGAAGAAGGACGGTGGTGATAGCGGGGGTGGTCAAGCCCCTTGGGGTGACCAGCGTTCTGGAGATACAAAGGATACGGAAGATGACCCACTCCCGTTCTAAGAAGCCTGGCAAGCAGAGCGTCCCGAAGGTGGGGCGTTTTGCGATGGGAGAGTTGCAGAAGCGAGTTCGTGGTTCTCGGTTGATTTATGACAACCGTGATGAGTTGGCGGCTGAGTTGTTGAACCTTGGTTCGAGCAAGATAACGGACATTGTTGATATTGTTGAGGGTGAGGACGGCACGCAGAGTGTGCGGTTGAGGTCTGTTGAGGATATTCCTGATGGAGCGTTGAGGGCTATTAAGAAGATTAAGGTGACGCCTGGGAGGAATGGTGACCAGGTAGAGGTTGAGTTGGTTGATAAGGTTCGGGTGTTACAGATGCTTGCGAAGGCGGCTGGATTGCTTGAGCAAGAGAAGGAAGCTGACAAGCCGTCTGTGGTGAGCATTGAGATGGTGATGCCGAAGGATGACGGCGATGGCTAGTCTTTACCGGCGTTACTATGAGGATTTTGTGGAGTGTGATTTTTGCGGCGCCCAGACACGGGGTCGTGTGTATCGCAAGAAGCCGACGCGTGTTTTATGCGGGGCGTGCAGCCGGATAATTTTAGACAAGAGCGCGGTGACGCTGCCTAAGATGCCTTGGAAGGATGAGAGTGATGAGTGAGCAAGCGACCCCTGCGGGGTTAAAGTTAGATTTTAGCACGTCGCCGACTGTGGCTAAGTTCTTTGCGAGTGATGCGTTTGTGCGTGGATTGATGGGTCCGGTTGGTTCCGGCAAGTCTTATGCGTGTTGTGCTGAGATATTCCGGCGTGCGGTTGAGCAAAAGCCTAGTCCGCGTGACGGGATAAAGTACACACGTTGGGCGATTGTGCGGAACACGCATCCCATGTTGCGGACCACGACGCTGAAGACCTGGTTGGAATTGTTGCCGGAGCATGTGTGGGGCAATGTGAAGTATTCCCCGCCTATCACGCACCACATCAAGCTGCCTCCCAGGGATGGCGCTGCCGGTATTGATTGCGAGATTATCTTCATGGCCCTCGATGATCCGAAGGATGTTCGAAAGCTTTTGTCTTTGGAGCTGACCGGTGCCTGGGTGAACGAGTGTCGAGAGCTGCCCAAGGCAGTTGTCGATGGCCTGACGCACCGTGTGGGCCGTTTCCCGACCAAGGCTGATGGGGGGCCAACGTGGCGCGGCGTGATTATGGACACCAACCCCATGGATGATGACCACTGGTATTATCGATTGGCTGAGAAAGAGAGACCTGGGGGTCAGTTCCGCTGGGACTTCTTCCGGCAACCTGGTGGCGTC